TGGACGTAACATGGCTCTCTACCTTGATGGCCAGGCTCGTGACACACTTATGGCTGCTTCTTCAGTCATCTACGGTGAAGATCGTTCTAACCTCACAGCAGTCAACAACTGGTACGGATATGGCACAGCTGCTACATCACGTGCAACATTGACAGGTGCTTCATACCTCACAACACGTACCGTTAAGGACGCAGTTGAGACACTAGCAACCAAGAACATCCCAAGGTTGGGCGAGACATACGTCGCATTCGTTCACCCTCACCAATCACGTCGTCTTCGTGACCTTCCAGAATTTATCGAAGTCACCAAGTACGCTGCTCCAGGTAACTTCATGCTCGGTGAAATCGGTCGTCTATACGACACAGTATTCATTGAGACAACTCAAATCCAGAAGGTTGTAAACGGTGCAGGTAACGGTTACACAGCTGATACAGCTGTTGACCCAGCATCAATCGTTTACCCAACTGGTGGAGGTTACACAACCCCTGCTACTAAGGTAGGTAACGCTTCAGGAACTGCAAACGGAATCTCAGCTGGAGATCGCTACTCAGCAATCTTCATCGGAGACAACGCTTTCGGACACGCAATCTCACTTCCAGTTGAGCTTCGTGACGGTGGTATCCTAGACTTCGGTCGTGAGCACGCACTTGCTTGGTATGCAATCTACGGTCTTGGTCTTATCACTGACCAATCTGTAGTTATCGCAGAAACCAACTAATTAAATAAGCAGTACCGGGGGAGGGGTAAAACCCTCCCCCACCTTAAATTCAATCTAACAGGAGAATACACATCGTGGCAAAAGCAAAAGTTACTGACGTTACAGGACGTCAAAGAGAAGAAATGATTAAGGCCAACGCAGAAGCTCTAGCAGCTCGTGCAGGCGAAATGTCTATGGCAACAGCGGCAAAAGATTACCGTGATGCTACAGAAGTTGTAGATATGACAACACCTGAAGCTCCAACCGTAATTGATGAGGTTGAAGATCTCGGCGTAAGCCTCGCAGACGACTCAGTTGTCGTACGTGTTGCAGAAGACATTGAAATGATGACAATCGGAGCGGGCAACCATTACTCTTTCCAGGCAGGTAAAAAGTACAAGGTTACACAAGCTGTAGCGAACCATCTCAAAGAAAAAGGTTACTTGTACGACCGTTTGTAAGCCGTACAAGGTCTAATAGTCCCACTCCTACAACCGCCCTCCTGTAGGAGTGGGGCCTTTTTTATATAGATTTATTTATGATTATGCAGGATGATTAGCGCATAAAGCAATCGGAGGATTTGTGGCTTCTATAAAGCAGCTCTCAGATAGACTAAGAGCAGAGATTGGCGATATCGCCAGATCCTTTACTGATACATTTACCGGTAATGGTATTGATACCCGCTACCAACTTTCTCAAGCACCTGTTCAGGGATATACTCTTAAAGTCTTTGTCAATGGGGCAGATAAAAGTTCTTTTGTAACAATTGAAGAAGGCGTAGGAGTATTAAGCTTTACATCCTATACCCCTCCAAATAATGCTGTTGTCACAGTCTACGGTCAGGCTTACCGTTACTTTACAGACTCTGAAATATCCTATTATATAAATAATGCTTTTATTGAGCACGCTGCTCATACAACTGACAGCAATGGTAGCCGTGTAACCCAAATTGCTTTACTTCCTCCAGTAGACGAATACCCGCTGGTTCTTCTTGCCTCTACTATGGCTCTCTACACCCTAGCTAATGATTCAGCTTTTGACATTGACATTATCTCACCAGATGGTGTGTCAATTCCACGCTCTGAACGTTTCCGTCAATTAACGGAAATGATCCAGATGCGTAAAGAGCAGTATAAGGAGCTTTGCTCTATGCTGGGTATTGGCCTTTACCGCATCGAGACTCTCAGCCTACGCAGGATTAGCCGCATGACAAATCGCCTTGTGCCTGTATATCGTCCTCAAGAGATTGATGACTGGTCTATTCCACAGCGTGTTCGCCTAAACCTACCAGACTATGGCGATATCACACCTCCAGGAAATGTCATCAACCGAGACATCTCTATGTACGCTGGAGACGATTTTGATATGGAATTCCAGTTTGCCTTTGATATTGCTGGATACACACCTGCTGGACAAATCAGGTTGTACACTCAGCAAGATTATGCCCAAGTTGGTCCAGTTATCTTAGGAACATTTACTTTTACAAAATACTCTTACAGCAGCAATACTGTACTTGACAGTTTAAGAATTACACTACCTGCTTCTGTAACCGCTACTTTGCCGTATACTTCTTACTACGATATTCAGATGACTGCTCCAAATGGGACAGTTAAGACCTACTTGACAGGTAAAGTCTTTACAGAGAAACAGGTAACACTATGAGTGGAACTATTTGGGAGCCACAACCCGCCTATGGAATTGAAATTCCAGATATTACGACCATTGTTGAGCCGGCCTCGGTTATTTACACAGTTCAGGACGTTTCCAACACTCCGGCAGTGGCTTTTGCCTATACCCAGCAGACTCCAAGCGCTACCTGGACAATTAACCACAATTTAAACTTCCATCCAAACGTAACTGTTGTAGACTCAGCAGGGACGATCGTAGAAGGCGAAATGACATACGTGGATCAAAATAACATGATCCTACATTTTCAATCAGCTTTCAGCGGAAACGCCTACCTGTCGTAAGGAGATTGAAATAAATGGCCCGTTTATTTTTAACACCCGTTAATTTAAACAAAAATGAGTTGCAAAATTTTGCTATCCAAAATTTGTCTGCAGCTCCATCTGGTCCTGTCACAGGACAGATGTACTATGACACAACTGTCAACCAACTAAAAGTTTATGAAGGTACTGGCTGGGCCCCAGTAGGTGGTGTAGCTTACGCTGCAGGTGCTCCAAGCACAACCCCATTGTCTACAGGTTCAATGTACCTAGACACAACCAACAACGTTCTTTATGTTTCTAACGGAACCAGCTCATCTGCTAACTGGGTTCCATCAATGCCTTATGGCCTTACAGCAGATATGGCTTACTTCAACACAGCTAACGCTCAAGGTTCATCTCTTAAAGTAGCTCGTGCAGATCACGTTCACCGCCACACAGATGCAGATCACGGTGGAATTCACCTTAACGCTCTTGCTACAGCAACTGCTGATTATTCTATGGGAAGCAACAAGATTACAAATCTTGCTGACCCAGTTAACGCTCAAGATGCTGCAACTAAAAACTACGTTGATGGTGTTGCTCAAGGCCTTAACGTTCACGATGAAGTTCAAGTAGCTTCTACTGCAAATATTGTTGGTACATATGTTGCGGGATCTTCTGATGCCTCTAATGGAACCGGTGTAGGAGCAACATTTACTGTAACAGCTACAGGTGCTCTAGTAATTGATGGTTATACAACTGTTCTTAACGATCGTGTACTTTTAAAGAACCAGACAACAGCATCGCAAAACGGTATTTATAAAGTAACAACCGCTGGTACAACTGGTGTTAGTGCAGTTCTTACTCGTGCAACAGATTCTGATAACCACATTCCTGGTCAAGTAACTGCGGGTGACTTTGTATTTGTTGTTAATGGTTCTACTTATGGAACAACTGGTTGGACCCAATCAAACCAAGGTACAGCTACAACCCCACCTAAGGGAATCAAGATTGGCACAGATGCCATCAACTTCTCACAGTTCTCTGGTGTTGGTACTTGGGTTAATGCTACTAACGGCGCCCTTACATTCAGCGGAAATACAATTGCTGTCACACCTGGTCTGGGTATCACAACCACAGCTCAAGGTGCAGCAGGAGCTGCTACTACTAACCAAGTAGCTATCAACACAGATGTTGTAGTACGTAAGTATGCAGCAACTATTGGTGATGGTGCAGCAACCTCAATTTCAGTTACTCACAACCTAAATACTCGTGACGTAACAGTAGCTATCTATGATTCATCTACATACGCAGAAGTAATGACTGATGTGACTCACAGCACTGTAAACTCAGTTACTTTGGCATTTTCTTCTGCACCAGCTTCAAATGCTTACAGAGTAGTTATCCACGGATAATAGACAATGAGCCGTCAAAATCTAACTCCTGTAAACATACCTGCGTATGCGTCTAACCCAACTACGCCTACGGCTCGTGCGGGAGATATGTACTATAATACGGCTAGCAACGCTATGTTTTATTACACCGGAACTTCTTGGACTCAATTTCAAGCAGGTGGTTCAGCAAGTGTTGCCCCAATTACTAACTTTAATTACTGGAGCGACTAATGACTGTTATTGTATCTGACTTAGGTGTTAAGTACCTTTCAGCAGCTAGCACACCAACATCTAGCCCAACTCTTCTATATACAACTCCATCTGCTTATTTGGTAGAAGTAACAGCTACTAACTTAGCTATTACTGATGGGGTAATATACATATTTGTAAAGCATTCGGGAGACACTGCATCTACACAGTGGGCGCATATTGTTTATAACTTACCTATACCGTCTCAAAATTCTTACACAACAGCAAAGATTGCAGTTAATCAGGGAGACTCTGTTTATGTAGCAGGGTCAACAGACATCTCATTCCACGGCCAGGGTATGGCCCAGATAGCATAATAGGAGGATACTATGGCACAAGGTTATGCATATCCGGTAGGTGCAAGTAGCACAGGTTCAGCAGCAGCAGCTACTGTTGCCTTAACTTCTGCATCTACAAATACAACTATTTGGACTGCTAGTCAAAAAACAATGGTAAATTCAGTTTTAATTACTAATAGTTCTGGCGGAATACTTCCAGTATACCTGTACGTTAACCGTGGAGGATCAGACCTTCAAATTAGCTATCAGCGTGTTTGGAAGCAAGAGTATGCTGTTCTACCCCTAGTCTCTGGAGATCAGCGTACCGGTAACCCAGAAGGTCAACTTGCCGGGGTTCTTACAGAGGTTATTTTAAACTCTGGTGATATACTTAAAGCTATGTGTCCAGTAGCTAATGCCATAACCATTACTGCTTACCTATCCCAAGGAATCAAATAATGACCATAACTACAGCATCCTCAGTAACCCCAGTTACTATAGCGGGCAATACTCTAAATATTGACCCGACATACTCTCCAACTCTTGAGGATATTGTAGATAAGGTATTTTATGGGGTAAGATTAAATGACCAAACAGGGCAAGCTAGCGTTGATAAAATAGCAGGAGATGGTACTATTAGTCTGCCTGACAGCAACAACATCCGACCAAATGACTATAAAAGTTGGATGTGGACATATAACACCCTTCAGTTTACCTGGAGTAACGGACACCTTATTATGGAGGTATTTTAAATGGCTCAGATTCTAGACCTGGGTAAACTTCGCTTTAACTGGTTAGGTGCTTATGGTTCTGCCAACCAGTATTCTTACAATGATGTGGTCACATATGGCGCAAACGTGTATGTTTACACAAGTGCTACTGCCACTATTGGTAATGCTCCTACAAACACCACTTACTGGACACTAATAACTCAAGGTATTAGATACCGTGGAACATACACCAGCGGTACTGCGTACTTAGTTAATGACGTTGTAATTGATGGTCAAAATACATACATTGTTATCGGAGCCCACACAGCTAGTCAAGCAGCAAGCGCTGAAACTAACCTAACTATTATTGCTTTAGGTCAACAAGGTCTTCCAAATCAATCCGGAAACTCAAAGAAGTTTCTTTCTACAGATGGAACAAATACTAGTTGGGCTTCAACAGCATATCTTGATATGGAGTATGTTGGAGACAACCAGGGTAATGATGCAAAAACATTTGAAACAAACTCTACTATTTCAGATGCTTTAGCAATTTTTGCTGCAGCCTCAAATGATTTTACACAATTTGCTACAGTAAATACAACAAATGCTTCAAATGCATCTAATGATTTTATTGCTTATACAGCTGATGGTAATAATACCGATGGCTGGATTGATATGGGTATTGCTTCTCGTACCTTTAGCAGTGCTACATATGGAATTACTGGTCCACATGATGGATACATTTTTATGTCTGCTCCTCGTGGAACAACACATGATATTACAAAGAAAAAAATTGTAGGTTCTACAGCAACAGTTACAACAGGTAACGCTCACGGATATACAACTGGAAATGCAATTGTTATTGAAGGTGTTGACTCAACATTTAACGGTAAGCACACAATTACTGGTATTACAAGCACAACTATTAGCTTTGCTACTACTGCTTCTCCTATTTCAGAAGTAAACGTATCTCCATTTGGATCTGTACATAAGCCTTACGGTAACGGTAACTTAGTTCTTGCTACAGACGGAACAGGTCTTTCTAACAGCATTGTTTTTGCTGCTGGTGGATATCAATCTGGTACAACTCAGATGACTATTGTCCCTAATACAACAGTAAACGTAGCTATTACAACTGCAGCAATATCTGCAACAACTGGTGCTCTAACTGTTGCAGGTGGTGTAGGTATCACCGGATCTACTTGGACAGATGGTAACATTTATGTTGGCGGTATCCTTTACTCAGGTAATAACACTGCACTTTCATGGGGTGCAAATAATCTTCTAACAGGTGTCGCTGCTGTGGTAGAAGTTACATCTTCTAACGATAGCTATGGACAGTTTGCCTTCCACAATACTAACTCTTCTTCATCCGTAGACTTC